GCCTACGGACTGCACAACACCAAAACTGGAAAGAGCGAAATATGGCAAGTCGTAAAGGACGGAAAGGACTGGATCAGCCCAATGGGCAAACTCTAAGCGCGTTGGACCGTGCGCTGGCGGAGTTCGCGGATTACGAGACGCTAAAGCCGGACGAGTTCACGGTTCAAATGGTTGCGGACAAGAACCCTGGCGTGCCAAGGACCACCATGGCGCATCGGTTTGACGAGCTAGTTCGGAAGGGCGTAATGGACAAGCGCAAGCTCATTGTGGGTGGCAAAGTCACCTGCGCCTACCGCTACGTGTGATCACCGTCGATGCGTAGCCGTCCCTCTTCCTGCGCCACCAGCAGCTCGAAGCCTGACGTGTAGCCGAAGCCGGGTTCCGGGCTGGCCGCGTCGATCTCACGTGCCTGCTCCAGCGTGTGGCGGGGGTACTTCTCCAGCAGGTCGAGGTCTTTCTGGTTGATCGCCGGGACTTGCGCTCGGCGCATCTTCGCCAGTGCCTGCATGGCTAGCTGTTTCTCCTCCTCGGTCATGGCGTTTCGCTGAGTTTCGCAAGCTGCCGTTCCAGCCGCTCAATCTTGGCAAGCAAACCAGCCTCCCGCTCGGCGGACATGCCCAGCAGGCGGGCTTGTTCTTCGCCTTCCTCGCGGGCTGCGGCAAGTTCACGTTCGAGCTGCTTTGATGTCTCATAGACCTTGACGATGCTTTCGTTCGCAGCCGCATCAGTCCTCGGTGTCGGTCGTAGTCTCATGGTTTCTTGGTGATCTGTGGTGTTCGCCAAAAACGACGAATTGTCGCCGTATGCGCCCTCATTTCGACAGTCTTGGCGAGTTGTGAGCAATGTAGTTTTTCCATTCTCCAGCATCACGAATGGCTTCGGCATTTCGGATTATTTCCGTTACTCCAGCACAATCTTGGCGCATGGCCCTGAGCTTTTCTAGGCAGTATTCCAGCGCGGAGTCGAGAGCAACCTCGCGCCGGGACCGCCAGTCCACGTCATAGCATCCGCATTCGCATTCTCCATGTGCTGAGCAAGCGCAGCCATCGCCGGGGAGATGGCCAGCCACAACGCTAACAAGCCGTTCGATGTTACTCATTGGCTCCTCTTTCTATCGCATCGAGCGCATCAGCAAGAGCGCGGATGAACAAACCGGTGTGCGGCGCGTCCTTCCATAACGGGGTCTCCCATCGATCGACAACCGCTTTAGCAGCCTCTGCCAGCTTGTTACGTTGTTCTTCGGTTTTTTTTCGCAACATTTCGGATGACAAAGCAAGGCGTTGCCACGAATCAAGTTGCTCTCGCGCTTCGTTACGTTCACGTTGCAGCTCCGCCATCCTATCGTTCAGGTGTTTGGCAGCGTCAGACAGAACCCGCCGCTCCTTCTCAGACTCCTCCAGCTTGCGTGCCAGCACGTCAGCCTTCAGCTTCCAGCTCATCGACTGGTTTGCCCAGCTCTCGCATTGCTCCTCCATCTCGGCGAGTTCACGTTCGAGCTGTCTAGCAAAAGTCGGCCATTCATACGTTGCGGGGGCTAGGCTACTTTCAAAGCCATACAAATCAAAGTGGCGAATGCCTTCTTCGTTTTGATCCGTCCTCGGTGTTGGTCGTAGTCTCATGGTTTTGAAGTTTTGATTCACCCGATCTTTGGCGAGTAATCTTGGATGTTAGCTTGGAATTTCAATGTATGCGATTCCGTCACATTTTTCGCAAATATATCTTTCTGCCGTGTCAGCATCGGCATTACATGGATTGCCATCTTCGTCGTATGCTTGGTATTCAATTCCATTGCTGTCGCAAGCCGGGCATTTGCGGAATCTTACTTCTCCGCATATTACCTGTCTTAGCCATTCGTTTGAGCATTCTGTGTATTTCATAAAAGACAGCTAACAAGACGCGCCATCCAACGGCGTGGGTGTCTCTAGTTGATTTGGTTGTCCTGCGCCACCGTGGATGCGCTTTGCGTTCGGCGAATCGAGCGCATCAGCAAGAGCGCGGATGAACAAACCGGTGTGCGGCGCGTCCTTCCATAACGGGGTCTCCCATCGATCAACCACCGCCCTAGCAGCTTCGGCCAGCTGGTCCCGCTGCTCCCGTGCCTCGGCTAGCCGCTCGATTTCGTCTAGCGATTCAAGCAGTCGCCCTTCTGCCACTGTTTTCCATTCGTCGCGGTCTTTTATCGCATCGGCGAGCTCGCGTTCAAGCTGGCGGTAAACATCCTCATGCACGACGCTGCAAGGTCGGCTGGAAATCGTGTCCACGCGGTCAATCGGCATCGCTGCCTCGTCAGTCCTCGGTGTGGGGGTGTCTTTCATACAAGCTCCTCCGGTAGTTCGTCAGCTTCGATGCGGATCATGGACGCCATTAGTTCTGGAGCCGTGTTGTAGGAATCAACCCAGCTTCCTCCCCAAACATAGCCGACATCGACCACGTTGTCGCGCACGCGCCAGTAAGTGGTCTTGGATTTGTTCGTGTAGAACTCAAACTCCCGCAGGTCTTCAGCGGGTTCCTCCTCATCCATCCAGAACGTGGACGGGCTGCTGCATGACGAGATGCCGACGCACTTGAGAATCTCGATGTGGTCACCAGGGTTGCTCGCAGCCAGCTCCTCGGCAGCTTCTTGCGCTCCCTTAAGGGTGGCGTAGCGCGTCTCGTATTCGAGATCGGACGTGAATTGGACGTAGTATGACGGCTTCATGGTTGTCCCTCCTTCTTCCAGACCATGATCTCCAGCGTCTCATCGAAGCCGATAAACGTCTTGCAGCCATTGTGGTCGTAGCCTTCCGGGTTCCTCACTCCCTTGACCCACAGCCCGTCTTCGCCGATGTCGAGGATCTCGTAGGACACCCACTCCGACCCGTCATCCCATGCGCTGGTCTTCCAAAATACTAGGATTCTATCTCCAATTTTCATAGCTTCAGATTGTTTGTCGTAGATCTCGGTAAATTCTGTTCACTGATTTGTTGCCCTTGAGCATCTGGCGGCGTCTCCAGTTCTTGAGCGAGTTCAGGACCAGTCCGAACTGCAGCTCGACCATCGCGAGACTCGCGCCGTTTGGCCTTGCCTTCTCGTAAGTCTGGTTCGCTTTCTCCATCAGCGCGTCAACCTCTGGCCGACCGCGCCCGGGTGCGATGTTCGTCTTGCGTTCCGGCTTCGGTGCGGATCTCGGGATCTTCGCGGCAGCCTGCCGGGCTAGCTCTAGTTCTCGGGGAGTGATCACTCCAGTTCGTTGTCCCATTCGATGAGCCCGATGAGGATGGCCAGTGCTGCCCCTAGCGCGAACCAGATGGCAAGCTGGGCGTCCCCTGTTGCGGCGGCTACGGCTGCGGCTACGACGAGCCATCCGCCCGCCCCTAAGATGATGAGTTTCATGGCGTGTTCAGTTCGATTGATTGGTTTCCTCATAATCCGGCTCGACTGTAAAGCCGCTTTTGAGTTCATGGTGAAAAATGTAGGACGCTAGGGCGCGGTCGCTTTCCTCTTGGAGCCGGCTGCATCCGCCCTGACAAATCAGCGGACTCTCCACGATGAACACGGCCTCGACTCGGTGCCCTCCGATTAAGACCCACGCGTTTACCTTGATCCGGCGTTTCTTGCTTTTCTTTTTCATAGGCCTGACTGCTTTGCTTTCCTGAATGAGTCCCACTCGAACGCCAGCCCGCACCCGTTCTCCCTGATGCGGTCAAGGACAGCAGGTGATAGTGACGCCGCGAGCTGCTTCCGTGGGTAATTGCTAATGATGATCGTCGGGCGTTCATGCTGGTAACGGGCATCGATGATGGAGGTGAGCTTGCTGTTCTCGAACTCCGTCTCAGCTCGTTCTTGGATTTCATCGATCACCAGGAGCGCGGCGTCAACGTAATTCTCCACGATTTCCTTCTCCGACTTCGGCGAGGCGTGGTGGTAGGACGACTTAATGTCAGAGAATAGGTTCACCGCCGTGGTGTAGAGCATCGGACGCTTGACCGTGGATGCCGTCCAGCCTACCCCGCCAGCCGATGCGTTAGGGCGCGATGGCTTGTGGTTCTTTGCCAGCTCCCACGCCATCCTCGTCTTGCCGGTGCCATGCCCGCCGTGCATGATCACAATGCCACCAGAATCGATCGCCGCGAGGGCTTGGGCATAGTTGGCGTGCCAGCCCGCCCCCTCGGCTGCAGGGGCGTTCTCGTAGCGTTTCGGGAATCCTTTGAGCGCGTTCATGTTTCTGATTGGCGAACGATTGTTCACCCGACCTTTGGCGAGTGAACTTGGATGTTATGCTGGGAATTTTCCACCTCGACGTGCCCCGTGATAAATCCACGTTTGGGCATTCTGGCGGAGTGCATGACCGAAAGAATGTCGATACAGGTGTCCACGTGGTCGCCGCGTTTCAGAGGCCCCATGGTGAAGTCTGCGAAGTCATCCCACCCCGCTTCCCCGAGGTGTCCGGCAGCGAGCACGCGGTAGTTTCCGACATCGCCACCGCCGCGCATGTCTCCGGCTGTTCCGTCGTTTTCGATCTCCACTTGCAGGAGTTTGCGTTTTCGGGATTCGTCCCCCCGTGGGATCAGTTCAATGGTAATTCTAAGAGGCATAACAAGTCGTGGGTGAGCAACCGGGATCAGCGGTTGAGTTCATTTTCGTGTTCTGGCTTTTGCACCGCTGATCCCGGTGCCACCACTATTGCGTTCTGCTCAAATTTTTCCCAATGGTCTTTGTGGGTTTCGATCCATAGGGAGTGTTCGGGATTTGACCTCGGCGCGAATATCTCCATTCGTCCATCTTTCTTGCTGCGTCGAGCTTCAAGAACTCCAAGAGCACCTGATTCCCATTCGGAAGACCGCAGAACAAAGCATCGCATCCGACGCCAAAAAGCATTCAGTTTGAATCGAAGTGTTTTCATGGCGCGGATGGATTTTGATCGTTAGCCGAAAGAAATTCCAGCCATTCAGTGATTTTCACGGAGTCTGAGACGTGTTGCCCGCAGTCGAGAATATAGACAAACCTCATGTTTTCTGAGTCCCATGAGACTTGCGTGAGAATCCAGGCTTTAGGGCAGAACCTATCCACGAATCCGCCTTTTTCGTCGTGCGCGATGCTTCCCCACGAATCAAGAGCGGCTAACAATGCGTGCGAGGCAACGCCGACAACATCGTTCTTCGATTCGGAATTCATTCGCGGCGTGCCTCCACTTGATCGTTCTTTCCAACAACCCTGCGGACCACCTGCCAGACGGCGCGGATGACACCCCTACGCCACCATGGTGCCACGTCTCGCGTGGATCGGTATTCGACACCCCATGCTGGGGTGTAGCGTTTCGGCTCCTCGGGGCAGTGGCGGCAGGGGATGTGCCGACCGCACTTGCAGATGTATTCGTTCATGGTTTCCAAAGATTGAGGGTTCGCAGAAAGGCTTCGGCTCGTTCGGCGGCGGTTGCGCTAGCTACAGCAAAGTATCCCCATCCGTTTGGGGCGAATCCCTTTTCGTCGCGCTCCGGGCCGATGGTCATTCTTGCTAGCATCTCGCCGTATTTGTATTCGAGTTTGGGGTTTGCAATAAAAGCAATTTCAGCTTCGTTCATCGCGTTTAGGTCGTTGAGGTAATCTGGAATCTCATGCATTCCGTCGGCTGAAAGCTTTGCGCCATTTGGGAAATGCCATTCGCCATCAGATTGATAAAACCCGCAGGCCTGCGCAATGGCGATTCGTTGTTCTTGCTCGTTCATGGCTTATTGATTTACCAGTCCTTCAGCGAGTGAACCGGAGTGTTCATTTTGAGTCGAGGATTTGTGAGATCGTGTATCCTTTCTGGAACTGGGTCATCATGGAGTAGTCCACCGGAAGCGTCGGCTCGATCTTCTCCGACTCCTGCGTGCGGATGAGCACCTCCAGCGCGGAGCTAGGCGTCCGCCCCTCACGCTTGGCGAGGCGCATGATTCGCTGGTAGGTCTCCTGTTGCAAGGTAAAATTCACCGCAACCTTCTGCTCCCAGGGCTTGTGGCGTGGCCTTCCCGCCGTGATCTTGTAACCGTTGTCTCGCGCTCTCATGACAGGTGGTATTGGGCGAAGGCTTTCCCGTTGTGTCGCACCGTGGTGGTGACGATGTTCATCCCCGCTTGCCTCAGCTCGGCGATGCGGGCGGCGAGTCTCATGCAGCCCCACTTGTTGAGGGCTTGCAGAGCAGTGAGCTTGTAGCCGCGTGCCAGCCAAGCCTCGATCTTCTGTGTGGTGTTCTTTTTCATGGCGTCAGTCTCCTTGTTCGTCGTCATCGAATGAGAACATCTCGCTGATGGCAGCCATGACCGCCATGTGGACCTGATGCTCGATCTCGTCCATCGACGGGTCTTCCGTGTGCTTGAATGCTCGGGACACCCCGTAGCGACATCCTGATTCGATTGCGTGGCTTAGGATTACGTATGTTTTTGCTTTCATGTTGTAACTCATTTGCATTTTCAGTCGGGGAGAATCGTTCTTCATGGCGCGTGGGTGCGTCTTCCATACTCGGCGATCAGGAGGCTGTCGGCTGTTGCGTGTGTCACCTTGATGTCGGGGAACAGTTCCTGCGCGAGCTTCTTGGTGATGTTTTTGTCGCCCTTCGTCATGCAGCCCATGGCTCGCTGCCATACCTGCGGGCGGACGCGCTCGAACGGGATGCCCGCTGCGGTCAGTGCCATCTCTAGGTTGCCGTAGCCCCGGCCAAACGTGAAGGCGGAGACCACACCCTGCTGCGGGCTGCTGGCGACTTGCTCAAGGTAGGCCTTCGCCGTCGGGTGCGTGTCCCGGTAGCATCGCGCCAGCCCGTGGAGCAGCTCCCAGAGGTCGCCGATGGTGTCGGGCATCTTCTCCGCGCATGCTCGCCCGTTTTCGTCGATCCATGCGATGCCGCCGTTTACGCCAGGATCGACGCCGATGATGGTTTTCATGATTGTTGATTGGTTGGGAGTTTGCCGGGCTTCACGAACACAAGGAAGTAGGAATGAAAGATTCGCGCATGGCGTTGAGTTCCTTTTTGTGGTCCGGGCATCCGGGATTTGGCGGGCAGGATGAAAAGGTCGAGAAGCCGGAAGCCTTCATGCTCTGCCCAGTTGCAGACGTTGACGTGGGTAGCGTGCATCCGGTGGTTGTGGATCACGTCTTGGCACTTGAAGACCAGCACGCCGCCGGGCTTCAGGACGCGCCATGCCTCAGAGAGCGTCCCTCGGTAGTGTTCCTCCAGTTCTTCGTATCGGTAGTATCCTCCGAACCGTGCCGTCATGGCCACCTTGCTGTTGTGGTCGCGTCCGTTCTTCACGTATGTCAGGAATGGCGGATCAAAGACCATATTGCGAAGGCTGGCTGGACCGAGCGGGAGCATCTGGGAGTCAGCCTCGACCACGCCTTCATGCAATGGAGTGATGTCGAAGCAATATCGAGGACGCTCGCGCCCCTTCCAGAACGACCCGTTCCCGAATGTGGCATCGCACTCGAAGCCTCCCGGACAGTGTAGCCTCTCGATGGCTTTCAGGATTGCGTCATTGGTATCATAGACGCTTCTCACGACGACATCGGTCTCCATTGTGGCGTTCATTGGTTCCACAGCTTCATCTTGAGTTTCTTCGCCAGCCCCACCACCGCATCCAGCTCATCCTCGCCGGTCCAGTTGTGCTGGGTCTCGCTCTTGTAGGCGATCCACCGCCCGTCCTTGGATTGCATCGTGTGGATGCCCTTCTCCTTCATCCATTTCAGGCGTGGGGAAAGGTCTTCAGGTAGTTCGTCGAATAGGTTCATCGCAGGAGGTCTAGCTTAGGGCGTCCGACTTCAGGTCCGTGTGCGGTCTTGATGATGCAGTGCTCAACGGTCTTCATGTCGTCAAGGACGCGCTGGAACATTCGTTGCTCCTTGGGCGAGTTGCCGTAGGGCAGGGTGAGTGACTCATAGCCTAGGCGCTTGGCTTCTTGGGCTGAGAGGACTGGCGGCGTGTAGTGTTTCATAGGAAAAGGCGCCCTGCTGCGATTCTCTGGGCGGGAGGATTGGTTACCGTCGCAGCTCGGTGGTTAGGTCAGAACGGGATCGTTCCATCGTCATCCTTGCCCTGCGCCCCATACGGCTTCGGCTCGTAGAACGAAATCCATCCGCTCCATTCCGGGGTAACAGGCACGCCTTCCAGCTTCAAGGACAGGTTGCCCTGATCGTTCTCGAAGACCGCGCCTACGGTGAGGTAGCGTTTCTTCTCGGTGCCGTCCTTAGTCGTGTATTTGCCCACGGTGGCAACTGCGTCGTATTTCTTTTTCATGGTCAATCTTTGATAAAGACTCCGTTCTCCATCTTGCCGGTGCGTCCTTTGATCTCGTCGTAGGCAGCTTGAAGGCAGTCCTCGAAGCGCAACCCAGCCATCTCGGCGGCGAGGATCAGCGTTACGGTGCAGTCGCCGATGCCGTCGATTAAGTCGATTTTCGATTCGTATTGCTTGCCCTTTCTGGAGAAGACAGACTGTCCTTGAGAATAAAGCACCGCAGCATCCCGCGTCTCGGTCAGTTCCTCCTGTGTTTTGGACAACTGGCCAAGCAGCGTGCCGCGTCCTTCGGGACCGGTGATGCCCTTGCTGACTCCCCATTCCCTTACTGCGTCGATTAGTTCTTGGATGTTCATGTTTACAGGTAAGCTGGTTTCTCGATGGTGATGATGCCTTCGTGCTGTTTAGGCCAGTGGTCGGTTGCGACGCATGCCTGCCATTGACCGAGCGCATTCATGTATCCAGCCCGGCCAAGGTCAATAAAATTCTCTGACAGCTCCACCCAGGCGGTCTCGAATGGCTCCTTCGTCTCGATGAAGCAGAACACGAACCGCTTGCGGTTCTCCCCGCTGGCGGCGTTCCAGAGGTCGAGGTAAAGCGCAGCCTGCCAGTGATACCCACGGCTGGCAATCGTCCGCATGATCTCGTTTTGCGAGCCAATGCTGCCCGTGGTCTTGAGATCCACCAGCAGGTCCAGCCCGTCCGGCACGATGTCAATCATCCCCTTGATCTGGGTTGCGCCAATCTCCCCGAATGCTGCCACCTCGGAGTCATAGAGACCGGCGAAGCGTTGGGCATACTCCTCGGAGAAAATCTGCTCGCAGCAGGTAGCCGTTCGGATGTCATCGCTGGTGACGATCATTTTGCCCATCTCCCGCTGGTCATCCCGCCATTCCTGCGCTGCTTTTGTGCGGAAGTCGGCGAAGGGTGAGACGACCGCGATGGAATCGACCGGGACGTTGGGTTCAAGGATGGCGGAGTGGATCAGCGTGCCGAGGTCCATTGCCTTGGTGACATCCTTGCCGGTGCTGTGCCGCCACCTGAAGGGCGACTGGTGGAAGTCCCAGAGCAGTGACTTACTGACCGGTCCGTCAAGCTTGGCCGGGGTGGCTGTGCGCAGGTAATACGCCTTGCCAATGTTCTTTTCGATGTGTGCTTTCATGGGTGCTTTCAGGCTTTGCGTTGCTTGGCGGCGAACGCCTTTTCGATGTGGGGGAGCTTGTCCGTGGTCAGGTCGGCGAGCTTAGCTGCCCCGTAGTGTTTCAGGAAGGCCGCTTCGTCGATGTTGAGGGCTTCCAGCGTGTCCTTGATGCCGATGGCCTGCTCCTCGCTGATTTTGGGGTATTCTGCGCGTTTCTGAGTGGTCGAGCTGTTGCCGTCGTCATCCTCCTGCGCGATCCCGGCGAAGGCTGCTAGGGCGTAGCGGCGAAGGTAGGTGGTCGCGGCGCCGATGCCCTGCCCGTCTTGTTTAGCTGGGACGCATGAGATTTCACCGGAGATGTGGCCACCGCCGGAATGGCAGATGGCAGTCGTGACCGATACCTTCACCCCGTCAAATGACGGAGATTGAATGACACTCAGACCGTTGGCGGCGAGGACCGGACGGACGGTGTTGAGGACCTCCGCCAGATCCGCGTATTTGCTGCGGAAGTGCGGGTTAACGCTGGCTTTCGTTGCGTTCTCGACCTCACCTTGCATCTTGGCAAGTGCGGCGAGTAGTTCTGGGGTGCTGTGTGTCAGGTTCATTGCGTGTTGCTTGTTTCTGTTTGTGGATTAAGCGGGCTGAGAATGCCGTGAAGTTCTGCGAAGAATTGGATATTGAGGTATTGGCTAGGTCGAGCTTTTTTTTGACGGTAAAGGTTGATTACGGCGGCCACCTGCTGCCGGACGGACCCATCCCCGCCATAGGAGCGGCTGAAGATTCGCTGTCTGGCATACATGGCTACCCCGTGGCTGATTCGGCCCACCACGCGGGCGGAATCGATCAGGCTGTGATGCTCAGACCAGAGGGCCATGACGATTTGCCGACCGTGAGAGGGCAGCGCGTGACGGCTCGGGCCGAGGATCAGGTGCTTGTCGATGCCGAGCACCTGCGCGGTGCTCTCAAGCAGCGTGTCGAAGTCGTCAATGATGAGCATTTCGTGCCTGCTTTCTAAGGTAACGGAACAGGGTAGCCACCGAGGTCTGGGTAACGGTCAAGCATGGCTCGTATGAGCTGAGGACGGTCTCGACGCCTGCCCACTTGAAGCCATAGATTGAAAAGCCGGTGTGGATACGCTTGCCGGGTAGGAAGTGCGTCTTGCCTGCCTCGGTCCGCCTGACGTGCCAGATCGGCTTGTAGGGCGGCTTAGGCTCATGCGGCGGGTCGTTGTCCACGCTGGGGCAGTATTCGCCGGGGAGTTCGGCGATTTCCACGGCTGGCTCATAAAGGTCGTATGTCATAATTTTGGTTGGTGCTGGATGGTGATAGTGAGGGTCTAGGCGTCGAGCGTCACGCCAACAAAGATCGACATCGCCAGGATGCCAACGATGGACGCGTAAGCGCCGAATTCACGGCAGCCTGAGACGGCCAGCAGGACGAGCCCGGCGATGCATAGGGCCAAGGTGAGCCCGCAAAAGATCTTGCCTTGGTCAGTGGTCATTGGAGTCGGATTTGTAGATGAGCAGGGCGATCACCTCAGCGGCGAATGCGCAGAAGGCGAGGATGATAAGGAATTTTGCAATCATGGCGTGGCCTGATAGTGGTTCATGCCCAATCGACGATCCCGCGCAGGCCGTCGTCAACTTCCACCGTAGAGACTGCGAAAAGGTCGGCGAGTTCTTCCGGGAGTGGAGTGCCATGGACGACGTAGGCAATGAAGTGCTCGCGGAAATGCCAGGGTTGAATGGCGTCCGAAGCGCAGGATTCGTTTTGGCAGCGATAGAAAAGCGAAGTTTTGGAGAGTTTGGTTCTCATGGAGCGTGGCGTGATAGTGGCAGGGGATCGGACCCTGCCGGATGGTTCATGCGTTGAATTCCTCCCAGAGCGAATCAGAAAGGATCTGGAAGCTTCCTCCCCCCATGATGGCGTCGAATGCCTCAAGGGGAGTTTTGCCACCGTCCACCAAGGCGCGGATGGCCAGGCCGATCACCGCTTCAGGCGTCGGCGTGATACCTTGCGCGGCGATGAGCGCGGCGATTCCGCAAAGGATGGTTTTTGCGCTTGGCGTGATAGTGGCCAGCCTCCCGCCATTGCTGGCTGGCTGCTGCAGGACGGTACTTGTGGGATCGTGTTTCATGGTGCGTGCGTGATAGTGCGGGGAGGATTGAACTCCCCGCCATGGTTGTTTAGGCTGGTCGGACTTCCGTCTGGTTTTGGTTGTCCCAGGTCATGCGGTCCGGGTTGGACAGCGTGGAATGGTGCGGTCGGCGGTCGGTGTAACGCTCCGCCATGTCCGACAGTCGCACCACGGTGTAGCGGTGAACCTGAGAGGCTGGCGCGGTAGTTCCCCGCGCGGGGGATTTGGTCCATTTTGGTTTCATTGTTTCGATTGGTGAAGCGGGAGGGATCGGACCTCCCGCCGGTTAGGTCAGAAGCTGGAAACGATGATTCCGCCGTCGAATTCGATCAGCTTACCACGGTCCGTGATGTATTCGCGGATCGCGTCTTCCGTCGCGTCCTCGTCCGCGTCTTCCTCGTCAACTCCGGCAGCATCCAGCACGTCTGCAAGGTCGATTCCGTAGTCTGAAACCCAATCGAGGAGGCTGGCGTGTTCCGAGTAGTCGCTGCGCAGTGCGACGGCGCAAAACTCTAGTTCCTCGCCGATGGACTCCTCTTGCTCTTCCAGGTGCTCGACAAGCGCGAATGCTCCAGCGCGGGACCATTTGGCGTTCTTGTCGTCAATCAGGCGGAGCGCTGCGTCGTGGGTGGTCAATGTTGTTTTCATTTTTTCGGTGTGTGTGGTGTGTGTGTGTGTGGTAATTAAATCAAAACCTCTCCGGCGTGGTCATTATCGCCGACCCATAGCGGGAGAACGTTAGTTATCGGCGACTGCGCGGCGGAGCGTGCGACCTCGGCACGGATAGCGCGGGCTGCAAGAGCCTCCCGGTAACCTCCTTGCGATTGGCATGCGGTCCCCTCGGTAACCCATGCGTCGCGCTCGGCGGCGGAGTCAAAGCGGACGATCGTGCGAATAACGCGCATGGTGCGGGAGTCATGCATGCCAGCCCCGAATGGGTAGGTTGCAGCGTGGTAGTGTTTCGTTGTCATGGTGCGGTGTGTGTGTGGTGTGGTGTGTGTGTAAAGATCACTCCCAGGGCCAAGCCATCACAGTCCGGGCCTCCCCCCGGATGTCTGCATCGCCGGGACCGGCGGGCATGTAGCGGTAGGCGAGTGCGACGATGGCGACGAGTGCGAGGGTGGTTTTCATGGGGTGGCGTAGTGAGAGCTTAGCGGGCGATTCGCTTAGAAAGGCGAGCCCGCTGCCGATGCGGCGGAGGCGAGGAACCAAAGGAGGCCCGCAGCGATTACTGCGAAGGCTACGAGTGCGAGGACGGTCATGATGTCGTCGAGTGTGAAGCGTTTCATCGGTGGTTTAGTTTGTGTTTCCGGTGGTTTGGTTTGCGTTGCGTGTCGCTCGTTGCTGGCGACGGATGCAACCTAGGATTTGTTCCCCAAATTGCCAACAAAAAAATGCTAGCACCCCGAAAATTCCCCGCAACTTTTAGCTTGCCAAGCCCGCCAGCCTTACAGCCACAAGGGATTCGTGCGATGGGACGGCGGAGAAAAAAATTCGCGATTTATTCGCGGCGGGGAGCGGCGGGAAATCTCAAATCGACCAGGCGAGCCTAGTTGACAAGCGGGCGCTTAACGTGTAGGAATCAACCGTTCCACGAACAGGACAGCGTGGAGCACGGGCAAAGGGCGGTAGCGAGCGCACCGTTCACTCAATCTAGGATCGCTGAATCGCACGCTGGGGACTCTCGTGCGGTTAGCCTGGGCAGGTTCCACCCCTCCCTCGTTTGTAGAGCAGACATCCGAACGCCCCGCGAGTGCGGCAGCTGATTTGGGACCACAGAACCAACGAGGGATCAAGCGATCTCCCCGTAGAGTCCCCGTTACACAGACGCAAGCGTGAAGCGGGCAAGGGGTTTGGTTTGTTCATCGACTCGACGAACACGGAAGGCAGCATCTGGGAATATCCACGCTGGAAACCCATTACTCCCCTTCATAAATAATCCCTAAAAACCCGCCAGCATCGCGCCATTCGGCCAGCCGTGACTGGTAGCTCGTTCACGCCGTCAGCTCGGTCGCGCTGGCAGCTCGGTCGCGCTGGTAGCTCGGTCGCATCGCCAGCCTGGCAGATCGGTCGATTGATACGCTCGTTTGCGACATCACCGGCAGCGCCTAGCGGATAGCTCATGGCGCCGGCAGCTCGACGACATCGCCAGCCTGTCAGCCGGTCGATTGCAACGCTCGTTCGCGGCGGTGATTGATGCGGGTGTTGGCACAACGGTATCGCAGCGGTGATGCTGGTGCGGGCTGGTTGCAAGTGCAAGCTGGTTGCGGTAGGGGGGAGGGGGTCGAGGGGTGCTGGGCGCGGTGACAGCTATTGGATCTCCCGCCCCTCGAAAAAATGCCCAACAGCGAAAGGTGTTGACAAACCTCCCCCATCTGCTACACCTGCCGCATGAGCAGTCCGGTTTCGTATGATTTGCAGGGTCAGGGTGGTGGTAGTGTTCTTGCTGCTACTGATACGACGGCTTCCGGGGACTTCCGGTGGATTCAGGTGATTACCGATACGGTGTTTGCTGAATTGATTTCGTCGAACCTTGCTCATGACTCGAATCTTGTTGGTGTGACGATTCCGGCTGGCACTGGCATTGGTGGTCGGTTCAGCTCGATTGAAGTGTCGACTGGCCTAGTGATCGCGTATTACGCATGAGCCAATTTGCCCAGAGTGGTAGCGCGTTGGATTCGGCGATTGGGGAGGACGTTGATCGTGGCTTCCTGTCGGTGAATCAGCGTTTGCCATTGAATCAGCTTCAGGAGGGCGAGGTGCGAGCTTCTCTGAATGGGCGGATGGAGGGGTATTGGCGGCCACGCAAGGGGGTGGTGGATCGGACTGGTGCGTTGGTGACTACGGGGTCTGCGTTGCAACTGCCGTTCTTTCTGATCGATACTGCGAAGACGATCTCTGGGGCGTCTGTTGCTGCTGGCGTGGTGACGATTACCACGTCGGTTAACCACGGGCTTACGGGTTCGGGCTTAGCGCGGATCTCGGGGTTGGCGGGTAACGTGCAGATGAACGGCGACTTCACGCTGACGGTGACGGGCGCGAATACCCTGACGTATTCGGTGCCGGGGCTGACGACGATCACCGATCAGGCCGGAAGCCTTACTGGGACGTTGATCAACGATTCTGCCAGCTCGAACGTGCGTGCGTCTTGCTTGTTCAGCGACCCGAACAGCAACAACGATGAGTTCGTGATCATCGCGCTGGACACGGTGGCGAAGAAGGTGAACCTCTCGACGTATGCGGTGACGGATATTGCCTACCCTCCAGGGCAGGGGCTGGGAGAGGACACCGACATGATCCAGGTGTTCGACAAGGTGATGCTTTTTCGGGATGGCCAACAAGCGTTTGAATGGTATCCGAACGGGCGGGCGATCACGTCGGCAGCTCAGGCGACGAACACGGTTACGGTCACACTGAAGGATCATGGTCTGCTTCTTGGCACAACGATTGTGGTTACCGGGTTGACTGGTGTAACGCCTGCCAATGGCACATTCACGGTCGCGTCGGTGACTGGCCGCGACACCTTCACCTACACTTTCGGGACCGTTCAGACTGTGACCTTCGGCGTGACGGCTGCCACGGTAACCGATGGCTTCACCTTGTCGCCCGGTGGGGACTATACCCAGCCTCAGACGTTCAACATTCAGGCGAAGGATGTTGAGGTTGTCAGTGGCTTAGTGACGGCTACGGTTTCTGGGAACACCACCATTCGCGCGGGCGATTTGATCGTGGTTCGTCAAGCCGCCACGCCTGCACTTGCTGGCATGCTTGGGAACGAGTATTACGTTACCTCTGCGACCACCACGGAGATCAAGTGGTATGCGCCAGTCGGGGATTACAATACGTCATCGACTGACGTTTTTGATTTTGGTGGCCGGTTCAGCGTGGGCGGTGGCTTCATGCACCAGCCGGGTGCGCCTTGGGGTATTCACTTCCAGCGTCGATTGTGGGTGCCTCACTACTACAGCCAGTCTGGGCCATACAGTGCGCCGGTCTTCACCAGCACGAAGATCACCGATGAGATTGCGGTGTCTGACATTCTTGACACAACGACGTTTGACCAGATCGAGAACCAGTTCCGTGTGAGCGGAGGCACGGCTGATTACGTCGTGGCGATGCATGGATTCTACGATGACGCTCTCGTGGTGCTGAATCGCAACAGCCTACACCTCATCAAGGGGACTCTTGGTAGCCTGTTGGACACCAGGGTGACCGAGCTGACCTCGGAAGTTGGGTGCTTGGCCCGCAAGTCCGTGGTGATGCGGGGGAACGTGATGATGTTCTTGGCTGACGACGGGGTTTATGGCATCGAGTTCCTCAACGACTACAACCTCCGTGGCGCCGACGAGCCGATCTCGAAGAACATCCAGCCCTACATCGACCGGATCAACGTTAATTATGCAGCCGATGCGGTGGGAACGCTCTTCGAGAACCGGTATTACCTTGCTGTTGCGCTGGATTCGACGCCCGGTGCGAACGATGCTCGCGGGAACAACTCGATTTTGGTGTTCAACTTCCTCAATAAAGGCTGGGAGTCCCTCGATACCTTTGGCGATTCACGATTCCTGATCTCCAATTTTGTGATTGGCAGCGCAGGGGTGCGGAACAACATCTACGCGGTGACCACAACGGGCGGTTTGCACCAGCTTGAAGCGGCTGATAGCTCGATTGACCGCCTTGTGGTTGATGCTGACACCGGACAGGTCGTTACCCCGACGGTTGCGGCGTCCTTGACCACCCGTGGCTACGATCTCGGTACGATGGAGCGCAAGCGATTCACCGATGCGCAGGTGGTGATGCAGAATTTGCCCAACGAGACGGGGGAATACCTGATCTCCTTTGCGTCGGAGGACCCCGACACGGCGGTGGAGATCGGGACGAGCACGCAATTCCTTGGCGGGACCGTGCTGGAGGCTAGCCCGGAGGGTGAGACCGCTGGAATTCGCTGCCGATTGGCGGGGATTCGGGGCTATGTTGGCACCGTGATCTTGACAAGAACCATTGGTTCCCCCAAGGTGAACTCCGTCAAGGTGGCGGGTTCCGTTACCAACAGACAAATCCTTTCCCAGAAGTGACCTATGGCCGGAGTCGTCGATACAACATACAGCTTCGCTGATAATGACCTTATTACCAGCACGAAGCTGAACAACATCATCGACCAGACGACGTTCACCAGCGATGCGCTCGTCTTTGGGAACAACACGTTGCAGGTTTCAGGCGGAAAGCTGATGGTTCGAGCTAGCGGCATCACTTCTAACGAGCTTGCTTCCGATTCGGTGATTACGTCAAAGATTCTTGATGGATCTGTCACGCAGGCCAAAGCGTCCAATATGTTAGTCCCGGCTGGTGCCGTCATGGCGTTTGCGATGAATGCCGCGCCGACCGGATGGCTTGCGGCAGATGGCAGCGCGGTTTCGCGCACGACCTATGCGACCCTGTTTGCTGCGGTGTCCACGATTTACGGTGTTGGCGACGGGTCCACTACGTTTAACCTCCCCGATCTTCGTGGATACTTCGTTCGTGGCAGCGGAACCAACGGTGACGGCACGGCAGCCGGAACGTTTGGTGCCAAGCAGGCGGATGAACTGAAGAGTCACACCCACTCCACGTCTCCGATTGCTAGTGCTGGGTCACAAGTTCCAGCCGGAAGTGGATTCGGAATTATTGGAAGTGGTGTTACAGGAGCAACCGGAGGGGCGGAAACCCGACCTAAAAACATTGCCATGCTCTACTGCATCAAGCACTGATGAACCCACATTTGGCAAAAGCAATCGAAATCTATGAATCCCACGGCATTGACATCAAACCAATCCTCGATTGGCATCTGTGCAATGGGATTGTCATTTGCAATCCTGATGCTTTTGCCCTGTGCTTCCACACCGTCAGCCACGCTCTCGGTGGTGCCGTTGACTACGAGCACTCCGACACGCTTTTCGTCACCATGTGCTGCGGAAACATGCTTCAGTCGCTTCGTCCGCTCAAAGATCTCTACCGATTCATCTCGTTCCAGCGTGGGTTCAAGAACTCCGAACGCTTCCGCCTGCTAGACATGGAACGCTTTTACTCAAAAATCAAACAACACCATGGGATCGAAGCCTAAATCAGTCAAGGTGCCAGAGGCGGACTACGCCAAGGACATCTCCAAGTTCGTTTCGGCGTATGGTGGTGCGCTCCCGCAGGTGCTTCAGTTTGAGCAGCAGTTCCGCCCTGAGTTTCAGGCACTCAACCTGCAAGACATCTCTGGTTTCCTCAGCGGCGTTGACGGGCAACAAGGCTTGTTCGGGCTGAGTCGCATGGCATCGCAAGAAGCCGGTGGGCAACTTGGTGCGGCACGAGAAGGCGAGCTTGGCACCATGACGGGGCAAGCACCACTGACCCGTGGGCTGATGCAGGCGTTGTCCCCGGAACAGGCAGCAGCGGTCAGCGCATCCGCGCAAGAAGCCGAGCGTGCTAGGGCGGCAGCTCAGGGTGTCACCCCGCAGGAGCGTCGGACCTATGAGCAGCTTGCCCGTGAAGGATTCCAGTCAGCCGGGCGACTCGGAGGCAACCTGAACATTGCGTCGGAAGCCATGGCTAGAGAAGACGTTCGAGCCAGAAGGCGTGCTGAAGCAACGGCAGCAGAGCGTAATCTTTACAATCTAGCGGGGAGCTTCTACACACAGCCGGGTCTGGGGCTTCTCAGCCAGGCACCGCTGTCGTATCAGACTGGTCAGCAGTTCCTCGGGCTTGGCCTTGGAAGCATTGGTCAAGGAACCCCGCAGCTTATCAATCCAGACATGGGCCTCAACCTTGGGGCAGCGCAGCGTCAGAACCAGCTTCAGGCGCAGATGGCAAATGCTCAGGCTAGCGCGGCCTCGGGAAGCGGCATGATGGGAATGTTTGGACAAATCGGTGGAGCACTTGCCTCAAACCCCGCCGTGATTAAGGGTGGGGGCGCGTTGCTGGCAAAGGGTGGAGCAGCAGCAATCGCCGCGATCTGATGATCTCAAAAGTAAAGTCCGCGATCAAAAACGTGGAGACGTGCCTCAGCGTCTCTAAGAAGCCGTGCCTTGCATGGAGCGGCGGGAAGGACAGCATGGCATTGCTGGATCTCGTCTTCAACAAGGTAGGTGCGAGGGTGCCGATTGTGTTCTACCGGGAGCAATGGCAGCCCGCTAAATACGCATTCCAGAACCGAATCATCGAGGAGTGGGGGCTTGAGGTTTACACGTGGCACCCGACCTACACGGCTTTCCAGCAGACCGGCGACGAGTTCGAGGTGCAGAACAAATACTTCTTCGACGCGACTGACATGACCTGCCCGACGGGGATCACCCCGGTTGAAGAGGGCAAGCCGTGGGTCTGCGCGATGGACATCTACAACCGCCCCAAGAGTGCGGGAATCTTTGCCGGGTGGGATGGCATGCTGGTGGGGCATAAGCTCTGCGACTCCGACCCGATTTATGGCGGGGATGCAGGTGTGCGCGTTGACGTGCGCATCAACCCTGGGCAATGCAATGCGTTCTACCCGATGAAAGACTGGACGCATGACGACGTATTCCAGTATTGCGAGGAGAACGATGTGCCGATTCAGACCAGTCGCTACGAAAAGGTAGGTGGCAAGTGGTCCGAGAAGGCCGACCGGACGCATAATTGCGATTACGTCCACGCTTGCACGGCATGCATTGATCGCAGGGCAACCGCGCCAAAATTCGTGCATTGCCCGAAACTTGACTGCACGATTGAAAACGTTTCTAATCGGGTCACTTGGTTCGACCAGACGATCCCAACCTACATGAAGGACTGACATTATGGCTCTACTAGGATCATCAGTTGACCCGAGGTTGTTCTTGCAGGACTACTCAGGATTCACCCGTGCTGCGGAGATTCAGGCACAGGGGTTGCAGAACCTTGGGCAGAACATCGCGGGCGGGATTGAGAAGGTGGGGGACTACTTTAAGGAGCAGGGCAACAAGAAGAAGCTCATCAAGCAAAGCGATGTCCAGATCGACGCGGCGTTGACGCTGTTCCCCGATCTCACGCCGACTCTACAAGACGTTCGGGACAAAATCCGCGATGAAAACATCCCACTGAATGATCGAGCGGCGATTGCGGAGTCGGTGGCCGGGCTGATCAACATGGGAACGAATCAGATGCGTTTCCAAGCTGAGCGCAATCTGAAGCTGGCTGAGCTGGCAGCACGCAGCGCACCAGAAGGACCGAAGCCTACAACCTACAAGCCGAGCACGATTGACGTTGGCGGCCAGAAGCTCTACGTCGCGGTTGGCAGCGATGGGTATTACTACGACCCACAAACCAAGACGCCGATTCTTGATCTCGACGCCTACGCCAAAGGCCAGCCTCCAGAGGTTTATGGTGGCGCAATGGGGGGCGGCATGGGAGGAGGCCAATTCCTTACGGAGGCGGACATGATTCCGCTACCCGGTGCTGACATGGCACCAGAAAACCAACGCGCTTCGGAGATCATGAATGCGCTTGGGTTCTCCCCGATGCAAGCAGGTGGACTTGAGCCTGGCATTGCTGGCCCGGTTATTCCTGATCTTACCTCTCCCACTGCCGATCCTGAACAGATCCAAGCGGTGCTGAATGCTGATGCCGATCAAGGCGTTCTTCCTCCAATCGATCAACCGCAAGTCCAACCACAAGCTCAAGCGGCACCCAAGTCTCGCCTCATTGGCCAACCAAAGGATACTAGCACCTTCCGCCCCGCAACACCGGAGGAAGTGCAGGTCTATGGAAGCCAAGGTCAGATCGACACCCAGACTGGTCGATTCTACCCGATTCGCCCGCCGTCTGGAATGTCCATCGAATCAACCCCCGGCGGAGGATTCCGAGTTGTGCAGGGCGCAGGAGTGAAGGGAGAAGGCGTCAAGCAAGCTCAAGAGCAGCTCTCAAGGGAGAATCTTCGCATCATCTCTAGCACTACCGATGAGGCGTTCACCTTGCTGGACCGTGTTGGAACGGACAACCCGCTTGTTGCTGCCGGAAATGCGGCTCTAGCCAAAGCACTTCCAGCATCTGAGACCGGACAGCTTCAAACATTTTTTGAACGCCTCAATGGCGAAAACTCGTTTGAGCGGATGCGGTCGTTGCGGGCTAGCTCTCCAACTGGTGGTGGTCCTGGCAGCATGACGGAGAAGGAGTGGCCAAGATTTGAAGATCGATACTACCGCCTCAACGTGAATGCGACAAAGGATGCCCTTGAAAAAGGCTTGAGCTTGAACATGCTCAATTCGTTTGAGGCTGCCAACGGGACTCCCGACGACGTAATCAAGTCACTGAAGGAGAAGAAGATCACGCAGCAACAGTTCGACAGCTACGTAAGAGATTACGTGACCACGCGGAACATCGCTCGGGTCAACGCTTCTGGCGTTCCCGGCAAGGCGAACGACTGGACCAAGCTGAACAAGACGCTAATCAATCTCTCTACTGACTTTGAGGCACCTAGCGCAGGTGCTGACCCAAACCCAGACCTGAAAACCAAGGCGGACGCGGTATTGGAGGATGTAAGAAGGATGGCCACTGAGAACCAATAAGATGTCCGAAGACAAAAAATACATCGAGTCGGAGCTTTCGCGGGTTCGTGCTGGCATCGTTGATATTGGTGCTTACATCAACAAGGCAAAAGAAGCTGGTGACGAGGAGACCAAGCTGAAGCTGATGAAGAAAGCAGAGGTTCTTGGCGACTACGCGAAAAGCCTTGAATCTTCCTACACCTCCCTGCTGGAGCAAGAGCAAGCTGCCACGCAACAGGATCGTGCGGCACTGGAGAAGGAGCTGGCGGCACCGATTTACGAGAGAAAGATCGCTCCTACAACCTTCGACCTGCCAACTTACAGCTCCTATGCTCCGGTGATGCCAAAGGTCACCCAGCCGGATGTAGAGGCAAAAATGGCAAGGAATCGAGAGATTGCCGGGCAACTCACCAACACTCCAGTCGGACAAGGCGGGACCGAGGCGGAGATGCTGCCTGCGGGTCTGCGTGCGCAAATGGGGACGCTGCCCACACCGGAGTCAAAAGCGCAGCTCCTTCAGAAGAACTTCCCTGACGCGAACATCAGCCCGCTGAACGTGGGCGGGAACACCGAGTTCTTGATCAAGATGCCGGATGGCACGGTCAAGACTACATTCGACAAGGGAATCGCCGGGTTGGCAGGTGCCGCAGCGGTTGAGGCACTGCTTACCCCAGCTCAGATCGCAGCCGGGCTTGGGACTATTGCTCTCACAAAAATCCCAGCAACGGGGTTGGGAGCAAGCGCATTAACGCGTTTGGGTTTAGGGACGATTATCGATGAGGCTCTCCGCTTGGGATACGGAATAGAGCAGCAGCCTACAGAGTCGCTTGGAAGGCGTGGAACCGAGGCAGCCATTGAATTGGTCACAGGCGGCCTTGTTGACGTTGGGATTCCTGCTTACCGTGCCGCCCGCATTCCAAGCCCATTCAGCAATGAGTTTGCGAAAAACCTAGAGCGGTCTGCGGCTAGGCTGTCTGCCCGTGAAGCTCAGCTCGCGGCAAAACAAGGGCGTGTGCCAGGCGTCATTCAGGTGCCACTCGGTGCGAAGCTGGCTGGTCCAGAGGGCATGCAAGCCCAGAAGGAGCTGGCCGGGGAGTTTGCTGGTTCTGGCATCGCAGCAGGATCACGTGGAACCCAAGAAACGCTTGTTCGACTAGCTGACGACGTGAAGTCAACAGTTCCGATTACCGCCAACGACTTCTCGGCTATCGCAGTCAACCGCGAAGGCAGGATCAGGTCGCTGGCAAACAGCATTGCGGTGGCAACGAAGAGCAACGAGCGCGTTGTAAAGGATGCGCTTGAGCGGCAATTTACCTCTGGCAAAGCATCCAATATTGACGACCTAGGCGATGCGTTGCGGACTTCGATTCTTGCAGCAGAAGAGCAAGCCAAGAAAGACGTGGACGCGGCTTACGGTGAGATCTTCAATCTTGCTGACCAGGGCGGCTTCCGAACAACTCCTGAAGAGATGCTGGATCTTGTTGCGTCGATGAAGCGCAACGAAATCAACGTTTCTGGCTCGATTGACGACTCCGCCATTAAGGGTGTCGAGGCTAGACTCAGGAGGAGGCGCGATGCCCCCAAATTACTGCAAGAGGCAAGAGCTAAATACGCAAAAAACCCGACGCAGGATCTGAAGAATGAAATCGAAGATCTTGTTGTATTGAGTAGGCCGATGGGGTCTGAAGACTTTGACAATTTCATCAGGGACTTCAGGAATGCTCGCGTTGAGAACGCTGTCGGAGGGAAGACGACGGATGCTTTTGGTGCAGCCATTGCCGCAAGACTCTCTGATTACCGGCGAAATGTTTACGGATCAATCAATACGACTCTTCCGAACGGAAGCGTAGTCAACATTGGTGACTTGTTTGAGGAAACAACCAAGAAGGTGCAAGAGCGCGTTGCGTTTGAGAAAAACCTGCTTGGCAACATCCTGAAGGAAGCCGCTGGCGAGCAAGCGACTACTCCACGCGAGATTGTGTCAAAGGTGATGAGTGAGCCTGCAACAGTTGATCGTGTTGCAACAGCTCTTCGGCAGCTTGGGCAATCAGACCCAACAAGAGCAGGGGAGGCAGATCGAATCCTTGGGCTAATGCAGGCCCAATACCTAAACGACATTGGGATTGGCGGCGTGAACGCTAAGCCTATCAGCCAGATCAAAATTGATCCCGGAATGCTCAAATCCCTTTACGGTAATAATGCCGGTGGCAACATGCAGCGCAGTCTTGAGTCGCTGAACAAAAACATCCGGCTGTTGAAGGGGAACAAGGTTGCAGACTTGACTTTTAATGATGTGCAACGAATGAGTCAGGCCTTGACCCAATCTGAGAGAGACCAGCTCACAAGAACGATTGGAAAACGAATGGCACTTGAGAAGGAGCAGCGCGAGGTGATCAACTCGCAAATTTTCAAGCTAGCAAAGTCCACAAACTTCAGCAATATTGATCCAGATGTCTTGTCGAAGGCGATTCTGTCTGACAACTCAACCGTCGGCCAGGTCAAATCCGCCATGACCGATCTGAACAAATTATCGCCAGCGTCTCGGAATCTCTACAAGGGAGACTTCATCAGGGAGCTTTTGGATCAATTCCCCGGTGGAACCCCAACCTCTAACGCGCCATTTACGCCGATTCTCGACGCGAAGAAGTTCATCGCCGCCTATGAGTCTCCAAGCAAAACCGGGAAAAGCCAGTTTGCTCGCAAGCTTGAAGCTGTCCTTGGCGAGGATGATGCCAACTTCTGGTACGACCTAGCCAAAATCTACGATGCCAACACACCGATTGACCTTTCCAAGTCGTCTGATGCGAGGCTTATTGCTGGTAAGGAAGGCGTCTCGGTGTTCTTGACCACGGGTCTTGCGTCGAAGGCAAGAAATCGCATTCTCGCATCAATGCTCTCGACTGGTTCCCAGCGTCACGGTTTGAAGACGGCTTTGGCAAGGAATGCTCTACCAGGCGGCGTAAACGATGCTTACAAGAAGATGTTCCGCGAGGCGTTCCTGACTCGGCAGGGGCTTACGGCTCTTGGTTACCAAGCGTCCCAAGATCCAGAGTTTTCGGCAGAGCTTACCAATATGGCTAGGGAGTTCCGCCAGAAGGAGGGCATTGACACCCCCGAGATTATCGAGAAGTAGTCCAATATGGATGATCCCAAACTCCAGCAGCTCAAAGAAAACTACTACGATGACCGCGAGGACAAGGCGGCGTGGTTCCTTGAGGTGAAAGAGCGTGCCAAGAACGTCTCTCGGAACAACGTCGAGCACTACGCGCCGAACAAGGCTGCGCTTGCTTTGTATCTGCTGTCCCAGGGTGCGCGGATCAAGACGATTGCCGAGAAGACTGGGTTAGGTCGCGCCGTCATTCGTGGGCTGGAGTGGAGGCACAACGACACGCTGGAGACCAAGCGCAAGGAGTTCTCCATGCGTTACGCAATCGCTGCGCAAGAATTCACCGATCTTCTCCTAGATAAGGCGACCCAGCTATTCGACGACCCTGACGCGCTGGCGAAGATCTCCCCCGAGAAGCTAGCGATCACCGTGGGCATCCTCACCGACAAGGCCGCTCAGCTTACCGGCATGGCGACTACCGTGGTGGAGCATCGCAAAGGTGCCAGCCTAGAGGACGCGGCCAAGATGATCAATGAGGCTCGACAACGGGTGCAGGGCAAGGTAATCGACGCGGAGATCGTATGATTTGGCGCAAGCACCAGATTCTCACGCCGCCTTCCGACGAGGAGATCGCGGCGATGACTCCAGAGGAGGTTCTGGAGATCTACAAGGTTTACCACGAAGCCATCGAGAATGCGGAGAAAGACCCGTATCAGTATGGGTTCCAGCTCCCACACTGGAAGAAGGCGGAAGAGCAGCTCAGCGAGGTAAACGAAATCCTTGCGCTGGGCGGTAACAGGTCAGGGAAAACACAATTTGGCGCATTTTCTGTCGTTCGTGCTGCGGTGGAGAATCCCAACTCCGAGATCTTCTGTTTCGCCCAAACGTCTGAGGTGTCCATCCGCCAGCAACAAAGCGCTGTGTGGTCGTGGCTGCCCGAGTACCTGAAGACCAAGTTCACCAGCGCGAACGCTTACATTTCATACAAAAAGAAGACCGGGTTCACCGATTCCTCGCTGATTCTGCCGAACGGGTCGCAGATCATCTTCAAGACCTACTCGCAGTATCAGAACAACCCGACCATCCTAGAGGGTGCCGAGCTTGGTTCCCGCAATCCGGTGTGGCACAATATCGGCGTCTGGCTTGACGAGTATCTGATTGGTCCTGAACTTATTACCACTCTACGGCTTGGGCGTCTCGCCACGCGGAACGCCAAGATGCTGGTGACGTTCACGCCCATCAGTGGATGGACCGAGGTCATCAAGGAGTATCTAGACGGAGCGACTACCATTGAAAGCCGGAAAGCTGAGCTGCTAAACGGCGAGCTGGTTCCCTACGTCCAGCGGTCCAAAAAGCTCAACGCGTCGGTTCACTACTTCCATTCGCAGGACAACCCGTTCGGCGGCTACGAGCGCATCAAGGAGGCACTGAATGGTCGAAGCCGGGAAGAGATTCTCATCCGGGCATACGGGGTGCCGATGAAGTCGCATGCCACTAAGTTTCCGAAGTTTAACAAGATCGTCAACGTGGTGGACAGTGACAAAATCCCTACAAGGAATGTCACGAGGTATCACGTCATCGACCCCGCAGGCGCGAAGAACTGGTTCATGTGCTGGATTGCGGTGGACGAGACTGGGACGATGTGGGTTTACCGCGAATGGCCGGGTGTGGATGTCGGCGACTGGGCGGAGTGGAAGGGCGGCAAGTGGGTGCCGGGCGAGGGTGCTAAGGGGCAGGGCTACGGCATCCGGGACTACGTGGAGCTGATCGAGGAGATGGAAGGCGACGAGGAAATCTTCGAGCGCATCATCGACCCTCGGCTGGGTGCCGCGAAGTATCAGGTGCAAGACGGTTCATCCTCGATCATCGAAGACCTGAACGACGCTGGCATGGTGTGCATCCCCGCACCAGGGCTGGACATCGACGACGGCCTGCAAGCTTTGATCGGGAAAATGGCATGGGACACGTCTAAGCCGCTGGATTCTGTCAACCGCCCCTACTTCTACGTCAGTTCTGATTGCCAGAACATCATCCAAGGCTTGTCGGAATACACCGGCGAGGGAGGACTGAAGGAAGCGTGGAAGGACACGATTGACGTGCTGCGATACGCTGCGATCTCCGGGATTGACCACGTTGACAATCTTGATAATTTTGTTACAACCCACGGAAGCGGAGGCTACTAATGCAGCAATCATCAGCAAAGAAGAGAGGGCGTCCCCCCAAGCGGAAGATGGACAAGCCCATTGAGTTGTCCGATGTGGTCATCAAGCCGATGACGGCATTCGTAGTCTCCGCCTGCCCGAATCCCTTGTGGGTGACCGCCAGCCTCGGTGGCTTTCGAATCGACGTGAAATGCCCCGCATGGGCGTCCAAGTCACTGGTTGGCAAGGAGATTGAGATTTGCCTCATCCCGTCTGAAACAGGAAATTATTACGAATACGTAAAATGAATTACACCCAAGAGATGGAAGACGAGGCAATGGTTTACGTGGACAAGGAGCCTGACATCGGTGCCTTGTCGAGTGCCTACGATGACTGCCTGATCGACCTCGATTACTACTTCGAGTCGTGCCTGCGGTCCTACAACGACCGGCGCAACATCTGGGACGGCAAGTCCGACGACCTCCGCAAGAACGGCGCGAACGCCTTCCCGTGGCAGGGGGCGTCCGACCAAGAGGTGAACGTCGTCGGCGAGCGGATCGACACCTACGTCGCGCTGTTCGACCAGGCTCTCTCCCGCTCCCACATCAAGGCGTTCCCAACCTCGATGGCGTCCATGCCTCGGGCGGCGATTGTGTCCTCCTTCCTCAAGTGGATGCGCTCCTCCTACATCCCCGATTTCAAGCGGCAGATGGAGCTGGGCGGGAATTACCTGCTGGAGAAGGGGCTGATGGTCACCTACGTGGGCTGGAAGCGTGAGCGTCGGTCCTACCTGCAAAGCGTCAGCCTTGAGCAAATCGCGCAGGCGTCTCCCGACCTTGCCGAGCTGATCCTGAGTGGCGAGGACGACGAGATGCTCCTCAACCTGATCCAAGACTCCTTCCCTGCGCTGTCCACCAAGCGTGCGAAGAAGGCGATCCACGACCTGCGTGCGATGGCCGTGGCGGAAATCCCGCTTTCCCGCCAGACGGTTGACTGCCCGATTGTCCACTCGTGCGCTCCGGACGGCGAGGTGATCTTCCCGTCCTACATCTCCGACCCGCAGCGTGCGCCCTACATGTTCTGGCGAACATTCCTAACGGCGCAAGAGCTGGAGAAGAAGGTGACGAATGAAGGCTGGGACCGCAAGTGGGTGGATCACGCCATTGCTAACCTGCGTGGCAAGGACTCCATGTATCTGGACGGCGAGAAGCTGAAGACGGATACACGCCTGCCGATCACGGACGACAACGATCTTGTCATGGTGGTGTATGGCTACCAGCGGCTGATCGACGAGGAGGACGGTTCCGAGGGCATCTATTGCACGGTCTTCCACCCGCAGGCCGACGGCTACGCGAAGCACGAACTGCTCAACGGATACGACGATTACCCGTTCATCGTAACCCGACTTTCGAATGACCAGAAGCGAATGTATGAAGTCCAGACCTTCTCGGACATCCTCCGAGGGTCGCAGATGCAGATCAAAACGGAGCGCGACAGCCGGATCGACCGAGCTTCGCTGGCTACCCTTCCACCTATTATGCACCCTGCTGGAAGGCCTCCTTCTGATTGGGGTCCTGGTCGCCGAGTCCCCTATCGGCGTTTGGGTGAAATCGCCTTTGGTCCGATTCCTCCGCGTGATGACGGTTCCGTTGAAGCTGAGCTTTCGATGCGTGGCCAAGCTGATCGCGCTGTGGGGCTGGATCTTACAAACCCCCTCGCGGTGGCGCGTCAGCAGTTCTTCATCACCCGGTTCCTCGACCACGTGAAGGACGTGCTGACCATGGCGTGGAAGCTCTTCCAGCGCATGGGACCGGACGAGGTGTTCTTCCAAGTCACCGGCAACCCGAACCCGCAGGTGATGACCAAGGGCAGCCCGGACGAGAACTTCAGCATCACGGTGTCGTTCGACTCGCTGGCTACCGATCCTGAGACGGCGGAAACCCAGCTCAAGAACATGGTGTCGCTGGTCCAGCTAGACCGTAATGGCATCCTCGATGTGAACAAGCTGCTTGAGTTCACCGCGTCGGCGATCAACCCAATCTTCGCTGACTACGTTCTCCAGCCGATGGAGGAAGCCCAGCAGAAGGTGGCGAAGAACGTGACCGATGACCTCGCCAAGATCTTCGCTGGCATCGAAGTCCCCGCCCAGCCGAACGGTGCTCAGATCGCCATGCAGATGGTGCAGGCCTACGTCCAGCAGCCCGATGTGGCGGCTAGAGCGCAGTCTAACGAGGCTTTCGCGGCACGCTTGCAGAAGTATGCCGGGGCCTACCAGTTCCAGCTACAGCAGGCCCAGAATGCAGAAATAGGAAAAATCGGGGTCGCGCCCGCCCAGATGGGTGACATCAACCTTCAGAACATGGAGCAATGAAAAATGGTTGCAATTCAGAACTAGGTCGCCAGACTCCGGTTGCCAATGAACGCCACCACAGAACAAAGAACTGAATTCAACCTCAAGATCTACCAATGCCCTGATGGGTCTTGGCGGATTCTCTCTGAGGATTACATTGACGAATGGGCGGACGACAAACTTCGCGGCCTAGACCCTAAAGAGGTAGCCTGCGAAATCAGGAAGCTCCTCACCAAGTAACCACCCAAGGGATGGAACAATGAAGAAAAATCTGGTCAAACGAGCTGATGGTTCCTACTCTCCTCGCGGGATGTGGGACAACATCCGTGCAGCTAAGGGCTCCGGCAAGAAGCCAACCAAGGAGATGCTGAAGCAGGAGCGTAAAATCAAACTGAAGACCAAATGAACTGGCTACCAAACGATATTGCCCGATGCAAGGGCATGTGGGTGGAAGAAGGCGAACACTCCGGCTGGCGTGAGGGCTGCGAGAACTGCCTGCGTCGCACGGCACCGAAGCCGGAACGCTACGTCATGATCGCCCCGCCGGAAATCATCACGTTTCAATGCGAATACCTGATCGAACCCTATGGAGAAGAGATTCAAGAAAGTGGTGACCAACCCTGAGACTGGTCGCAAGAAGACCGTCCGGTATGGGCAAAAGGGTGCAACCATCTCACCGGGCTCAGCCCGTGGGGACGCATACTGTGCCCGTTCCGCGAAGATCAAAGGCGACTGGCGCAGCGATAAGAACTCACCCAACAGCCTTTCGCGCCGGAAATGGCGCTGCCGAGGGGACAAATCAATGAAGTAATCTATGAAGAAGACCAAATCAGGAGGCTGCGGCCACGAAAAGATGGAAGGCAAGAAGAACGGCAAGGGCAAACGCTACCTTGAGGTGGAGATCACCATGGGGAAGATGCCCAAGAAGCAAGGCAAGCGGAAGTAGCCATGAGGGACTACAAGAAGGAATACCAAGAGTATCACAGCAAGCCCAAGCAGATTGCACGCCGGGCTGGGCGTAATGCTGCGCGTGCCAAAGCTGTGAAGCTGGGCATGGCGTCGAATGGTGACGGGAAGGACATCCACCACAAGAACAACAACCCGAAGGACAACCGCGCTAGCAACCTAGCCGCCACCTCGGTGAGCAAGAATCGTGGGTTCCCGCGCACCTCGAAGAACAAGCCGAAAGGAAAACTGAAATGACGCCACTCCCCAAGCCGAGCATCCAGCAAGCTGTTGCGGCTCTTTCCGACCGCGACGAGTTCAAGGTGATCGTCGAGTTCATCCGTGACGAGCGGGACCGATTCTTTGCAGACTTCCGCCAGACGGCCACGGAGAACGACGTGATGAAGATCTGCGGCAGCATCTCCACGCTGGACGAGCTTCTGACGCTTCTGACTAGGGGGGCTTGACAAGCTCAGGCTTTTTGCGTTAGTTGTTCTCCACGGCCTCTTTAGTGGGTTAATTCAACCTCAGTGGGGGTCACGGTTTCTGCCGTGGCCCCCTTTTTCGTGCCCGGTTCCGCGAAAACGCGAACGCTTGACAAATGCACTCGGATTGCGTAATCGTCAGCCATTCGCACCGCCGAGCGTAAATGGCGTTTTAATATGAGCAATCCAGAAGCTATCGCTGAGGCTACAGAATCAGTGGACGACAACCTGACATTCGAAGAGCTTGTAGCTCAGAGAATCGCCAGACATAGCACCGAAGCTGAATCGGAGGTGGAAGCCGAAGAGGAGGAGACCCAGGATGAAGAAGCCGAAGTGGAGGAATCCACCGAGGAAGAGTCCGAGGAATCCGAACCGGAGGAGGAAGCTGAAGAAACGGAAGAGGAAAGCGACATCGACCTGCTGTCCCTGACAACGGAACAGATCCAGAATCTTGCTAAGAAGGGGAAGAGCCGACTGCTTCAACGCATCGGTGAGCTGACCGCTCAGAAGAAAGCCCTAGAGGAGCAGATTCGATCAAAGCCGGAAATCAAGGAAGTCCCCCAAGATCAGAACCCATTTCGTGACATCACGTCGTTCGACGACCTGAAGGCGAAATACGAAGAGCTTGAGCGAACCCTTGAGTCAACGGATGACATCCTTGAAGAGCACATTGATTACCGTCCCGAGGACCTGATCATTGTGGGCGATAAGGAGTTCACCAAGCAGCAGATCCGAAAAGCCAACCGAAACGCCCGTGAGGCATTGACGAAATACATCCCAGCTCAGCAAGCCTACCTCGCGCAGGTTGCTCAGATGGAGCAGATGAAGAGTCAATACATCGCGGCAGCCGAGGAAGAGGTTCCCGACATCAAGGACGAAAGCACCAATGTTGGGAAGCAATTCAAGGCGCTCATGTCTGACCCTCTGATTGAAAAGCTGCGAAAGCAAGTTCCAGAGATCGGGTATCAAATTGAATACATCCTAGCTCATGCGTCGAACTCGATCCATGGGAAAGCCAAGACGAAGCAGCTACCTGCGGTGGGGAATAAATTGAAGGTGAAGCCATCCTCAAGCCCATTTGGTGCAGGCGCAGCGAAGTCCTCGGTGAACCCCAAGGCGAAGGTTGCGGATGCATTCAGCCGTTTCGAGAGGAGCGGGAGCGCGGAAGATTGGGTTGCTGCACGAATTGCCAAATACAAGTAAGCTAACCAACTACGACCATGCCTATCTCCAATACCTACCAACCGTCCGCTCCGGCTGCGAAGACCGGAACTGGTTCCGCCATCTCCAACCGGGAGGATCTGAGCAACGAACTTGCCATTCTCGCCGCTGAAGACACCCCGATCCTTTCGCTCTGCTCGAAGGGTAAGGCCACCTCGACGTTCAGCGAATGGACTGTTGATTCCCTCGCTTCCCCGGTCACCACCGGCATCAGCGAAGGCTCCGACGTGACCTCGTTCTCCGACAAGTTCGCCAATCGCGCCCGCCTTGGCAACTACGTCCAAGTGATGCGCCGCGACTACCTCGTGTCGAACCTGCAACAAGCCGTGACCAGCGTTGGCCCCGCCAACATTGCCCAGGCTGAAGCGAAGTCGATGCGCGAAATCAAGCGTGACATCGAAGCCACCATCGCCTCGGACAACGAGATGACCGTGGAGAACGGCGCAGGCACCCCCTACGGCATGCGCGGCCTCGGCAAGTGGATTCAATCCACCGCTCAAGCAACCAACCCGGTTCCTGCGGACTACCGCACTCCGACGGCTTCGATCTTCTCCTCTGGCACCTTCAACGAAAGCGCGTTCAACTCGCGGATTGGTTCGATCTTCGCCGAAAACGGTGAGATGAACTCCCTCACGCTTGTGGCCAACGTCGCGCTTCGCCAGTTGATCAGCGGCTTCACCCGCGCTCAGCCCTCCAGTGCTGGCGTGACCTACCACGTCAACCAAGACGCAACGAGCAAGGCGATCACCCTCTCGGTCAACCTTTACGATTCCGACTTCGGCGTCGTGAAGATCGTGAACGGCAACCCGAGCTGCATGCCCACCGGTAGCGGCACCAATTTCGGGTATATCCTGAACCCGAAATACCTCGGCTTCAACAGCCTCATCCCAATGGGTGCCACCCGCCTTGAGAACCAAGGTGGTGGCGAGCGTGGTTTCGTTGACGTTGCTGGCACTCTGGTGTGCAAGCACCCGAAGGCCCACGGCAAGATCGCATTCACCTGATGCTGCGTAGTAATCCAAATCAGATTCATTAACCAAACAGAAATACGATCATGCCACTACTGACTAACAACGAAGAGCGCGGGTTCACCCACTACTTCCGCATGAATGCCGCAGACCTCGTGGCTGCTGGCACCACCGCGAAAGTGATTGCTCAAATCCCTCGCGGCGGTGTCGTCACCAATGCCGCAGTGACCGTCATCATCCCGATTGCGGGTGCTAGCGACATCACTGTGACCGTTGGCTACACCGGCACTGCCGCCGGGTTCATCGCGTCAACCGACCTCGACGGTCTCACCGCGACTGCCTACAACACCGGTGCTGCGCTCGACACCGAGCCGGGATACGTCAACAACACGACCTCCGCCGTCAACGTCATCGCCACCCTTGGCGGCACCGTTGCGAACATCACCGCTGGTGAGGTGGTTTACTGCCTGACCATCCTTGATCCGTTCAGCATCGGCTCCAACGCCTAATCCGTAACCGGGGCAGGGGGACCTAAACCATCCTCCTGCCCCCTTTTTTCTTATGTTTGCCGAAGAGCAGATCAATGCCGCGCTGGTCCGGGAGCTGTGTTCTGGCCGTCAGCTCATGGAGAGCATGGAGAAACGCCGGGAAATCGAGGCTGCGGCTGAAGCCCGTGCAATGCGCGAATCGAAGTCCATGCTGGGCAAGCCCATCGGTGCCGTCCCCCAGCGAGAATACTTGCTTTTGGCCAACAAATATGGCAATGAGTGCTGGGACGACCGTGAGTTCGTCCGGGACTTCTTCAAATCTCAGTCGCACCTGAAAGCCGGTAACATCTGATGCAAACCAAGACCTACTCCCAGCTCATTTCGCTGATCCAGTCTCTGAGCGGGGTTGTCTTCGCGACCATCGAACTTGGCCGGATCAAGGCACTGATCAACCGCCGGGCGCTGCGTGCGTATCGCTCAACGAACTACTGGCCGCGATTCCTCAAGATCGGCGAGGAGCGCACGGTGACGAATAACGTGGTCGGCTACACCGAGGCTGGGCTGGACGCCATTGACACGTTCCTCCGCGTCCACAAGCAGGCACCCTACATCAACGTATCGGTGCAGGAATACGACATCATGGTGACCGCTGACGGGGCTACGCTAGTAGCTGGTAGCAGCGGGCCGACCTCGGCATTCGTCACCTACAAAAAGCAGCTCGCGGACACCTACGGGGAAGACCCTGGTGAAGTCAGCGACATCCCAGCCGAGTGGTTCCAATACATTGCGCACGGCACCTACGCCGACTACCTCCGCGCTGAAGGTCAGCAGGAGAAAGCCGCGCTGGCAGACCAAGAGGCTGACCTACTTCTTCAGGAGGAAATGATCCGCATCGACGAGCAACACACCCCACAGATGGTTGCAAATCGAATCTTTACCAACGCCAACATGCAGATGCGCTACTAATGAGCTACATCCTTGGATACACCCTTGGGCGATGAACCACTCGTCCGGCATGATTCACGCGCTCTCCCTAGCGGCGGGCGTGTCATGCATTGCTTTCTGACAACCGACCACCCCTCCCACCTACCCCGACAGACCCATGAGCGACATTCGACTTTACCCCCTGAGCAGGCTGACATCCCTCGCGCAATACTCCGACAAGGCCATGCTGGTCGTCACGGAGGGGACTGGTAGCGCGGCTGATGCTGCTGAGGTGGCTGCTGCTATCGGGACATCGCCGGAATCCCTCATCACTGGGGCGCAAGCGATGGACGGGACGCAAGAAATCGCATTCCGATCTGCCACGCAGACTCCCAAAATCGGATTACCAGTCGGCACGAATTTCGGACCCAGACTCATGTCCGATGCGCAGCAACAAAACCCTCAACTCCGCGTATTGTTTCTAGGTGATTCAATCTGCTACCCGCCTGATAAACACCTACGATCTGTGCTCGGTTACGGGGGATGGATGGGGTCGGTGGTGAATGGGGGAGTTAACGCGGTTCTTGCAGGTGGTGCTACAGCTACCAATTCTATTGGAACACCTAATGCCTACGCGAAATCATTTACAGGAAGTTGGGCAAACTTAGGGACTGGAACTGTGCTGTTCTCCAAGCTTGGCCCAACTCTTGGTCGTCGAGTTTTTGTTTTTTTCTGGAGTGAAACTGGTGGAGGGACTTTTACGGTCGAGTCCGATTTCAATGGCGATAGTAACTGGACAACTCTGAAGGCAGGAACCCTTACAGGTGGTGGCCTTAATGGTCAGGTTGTATCGGTAAGTGGTAACGCCACAATTAACGCCTCTGGAGTTGTTGACGCATCTGAAGGCGGGGCAACAGGAGCTTTGCGCTGTTTGATTTTTGATTTTGCAAATCCAGAATATTTAAGAATCCGTTGTAACGGATCGGGATCAACTGGATCAGCAAAAATCATCTCGGCTGGAGCGGTTGAAGTAGTGGCGAGCGGAACTAGACTGTCGGGCTACGTTGGGCTCGATTGTTCCATGGCGGGATCAACGCCCCAACAGTGGGACGATATGCCAGATCAGGCTATTCAGACTGTAATGAACTTTTGGAACCCTGACGTTATTTATGTTCGAGGTTCTGAAACATTGACAGATTGGCAGAATTCGTTTGCTCCGCTAGCGGCAAAGTTTTTGGCTATTAAGCCGAATCTTGAGTTTGTTCTCGTGGGAATGCACGTTACTGGATCGAACAATACAAACACACTCGATAGCATCGACCAGTGGCAGCAACAGTGGTGTGACCAGAATAACGGCGTATTCATACCAGTTCGCAACAGGATGGGCACGATCGACTGGTCCATCGAAAATCGCCTCACCGGAACTGTCTTTGGTGGCGCGTTCACAGTTACGTCTGGTAGTGCGTCAACAAACATTCTCACACTATCTAACACACTCCCTGCTAATACCAACGGTAGTTGGATTATCTTGGAATCCAAGTCCGGTGGGTCAAACTTGGTTGTTGGTAGAGCTTACAGGATTCTTTCGGGCCAAGGCACAAACCAGATGATGTTGGCGGATTACAATGGAACCACGCCTATCTCGCTTGGGTCCGACGTTACGGAAGCCACCATCGGCATCCAAGATGCCCTACACATGAGTTCGGAAGGGCAGTCGTTTGTAGCTGGTATTGTGATTGAAGCAATGAATCAGTTCTTTGTTTCTCGATTTTCGCTAAATGGGTATGCCCCCACTAACGAGGGTTGGCAGCGAAACGTAGTAACACCGGAACGTATTCAGAGTGATTCTTCTGATCGCGCATGGACTTTTGCTGGTCCGTCATACAAGCGAAGGTCCATCTCAATCGGCAACACTAACGGAAACACCGCGTTTGGTGGTTACCCAAGCGCGATGTCGATCGGGTCTTTTGGATCAAACAGTGGATACATCACTGGACCAAACTCTAGTGGAGTTGGATTTTTGTTTGACGCCAACTTTGGGGTTTTTGGTCAGAACGTAGCGAGCGGAACGTTTAGGAGTCTTAATGCCGGTGTCAATGGTTTGACGGATTGGTTTGAAGTTTTTGGCAATAGTAATGCCAATAATCGAAACGCTCTTGCAGTTTCTACTATTGGTAATACCGCAGCTCACGGGCCTCTTCAAGTTTGGCGCAACAACGCATCTTCTTCTTCCAAAGGCACTGAAGTTGCTCGCATGGATGCTCTAGGTCGATTCAGCCCGACGATCCCTGAATACGCGAACGATGCCGCCGCAGATGCCGATTCTGCCTTGCCATCAGGATTCCTCTACCGCGTAACGGGCAACCGAGCAGTCTTCCGTAAACCATAATGCCATGACCCCCACCGACCACCTCGCC